CCGGCCGTCGCGTTCGCCCGCTTCAAGTCGTGCGGAGTCACGTCGATCATGCGGCAGATGCGCCGATAATCCTCCGGCAGATTTTCCACGCGCCCGATGATGTCGCAGCCTTCCAGCCACCACATTTGCGGGCGCCTTTGCATCGGTGGCAAATCCGACACGCCATCCCCGCGCCACCGGCTGCGGACGATCCACGGCTCGCCCGTTGGCAAGATGTCCTCTTGCATGAAAAACTCGTCTTGCATCAGCCAGCGCTTAAAGCCTGCCGCCCGCACGCCTGCCTGATCGAAGTTGTCCGTATTGCGAAACGGCTTCTGGCACAGGAACCGGTAAAGGCTCACCATGCGCGCCCACGGGTTGCGGACAAACCCGAAAGCAACCCTCTGGCCCTTTTCAACGCACCTTAGTGGCGTGTGCGTTGGGTATCCCGGCGATTTACCGCCCAGCGCCATCCCGAGGCTCGTTCCCGCCGCCTTCGGGACATGCACGAAGATCCATTTATCCGTGTAGATCACAAGCACGCCCTGATGTTGCGGCGCGGAAAGCACGTCAACGCGCTGTCACGCGAGCAATTGACGACTTCCACGCCCCGGTCGCTCAACTGCTTCGCGGCCGTTTCCATGCACGCGACCCAACGTTGCATTGTCGAGTCGCTTGGATTCCCAAGCCCGGCCGGATGCTGCCCGAACCAGTGCGCGCCCCGGAAATCGAAGCCAAGCAGCAAGAGCCGGGTCGCGCCTTGTTTCACGGCAAGATTCATCGCCTGGAAGCCGCTATTCCCGCCGCCGCCGATGTGCTTGCCCTCAAATATCATCATTGGGGCAACCTTGACGTGCGCCGGGACGCACCCGGGATGCTCGCCCTTACCTACGACACGCAACCCGGCGAATTCGTGATCCTCCGGCGCCTTGCCGGGATGCTGCCACCATTTTTCGTCGCATGCATAGAGAACGTCGGCCCACGGCGCGAGCCGCCACGTGTCATTGATTACGACGACGACGGCTTTTCCGCGCGCTTGCGCGATGTCCTCTTCCCTTTGGCTCGGCCCGCTGGCTGCGATGACGACGGTTCGCCCGCGCCAGTCTGGAAAGGGCCGCGCGCCACCTCGGGCGCCTTGGTCTCTAGCACGTCAACCCACTCGGCTCGCTTTGCCGCTACCTCGGCTTCTGCAAGATCGCCGCGAATGAACGCGCCAACGTCAAACCATCTCGGATACGAGACGCCATCCGGCGCACCGTATAGCCGCTTGGTGACGCGGGCCACCCGGCCCGCGTCTTTGTCATGCCGCAGCATCAGGTCGCCGCCGCCTTGATCAGCTTGATCGCGTCGTCGTTCGTGACCTTGCCGCCGAGCCTCCGGGCGACATAGAACAGGGTGTAACCCTTGCTCGTCACGTCGTCGCGGATCATCGACATTCCGGTAATGTCGATAAGCTCGTAACCGGCGTTGAAGTCACCGAACGCCACCGGGAAGGTGTTCGAGCCCACATCCGGCATGCCGTCCATGACCACGATCGGGAAGCCCCAGATATTCATGGGAACCGACATGGTCTGATCCCACGCAATCAGCGGCCGGCCGTCGGCGTCGCGCTTCTTGAGCAGGATTGCCAGGGTCGAACGGTTCATAAGCCAACGCGCATTCGGGCGATATGCCGTCTTGAGCGCGGCCACCGTGTCAGTGAACACCGCCATCGGATCGCCCGCCGGCGAGGTCAACAGATCATTCTGGAACGCGCCAGCCGTCCCCGTGGGGATATACTGGAGCGTGCCGAACGCGCGCGCCGGGCTGTCCTCGTCACCCGCCGACGAGGGCGAGCCGTTGGTGAAGCCGGTCGGCTTGTTCGTGCCGTTGCCCGAGATGATCGCGAGACCTTCCTGGTAGGCAAACTCATCCGCCACGCTGTTGACCAGCCACGACTGCACATCAAACATGATGTCGTTGAGCGACCAGTTCGACGCCTTCGGCACGGCATAAAGCTCGCCATGCGTGAAGGTCACGCGGTTGATAACCGGCGTGCCGGTTTCGGCGCGCGACGTGGCTTCGGCAGCCCACCCCGACGCCAGACCGCGCGAGTCCACAAGACGCTCATAGTTGGGCGAGCTAACCTGCGTGACGCGCACGAGCGAGCGCATGGGCGAGATGTCGAGAACCTTACGCAGGATCTCCGAGGCAATGACCTCGGGAATCGCCACGCCGCCGCTGGTCGAGTTGGACGAGAAATCCGCGTCAACCGCCTTGGCCTCAAGCTGCTGCCAGCCGGCTTTCGACCGCATTGCCTTGAAGAAAGACTTCTTCTCGGCGTCGCGCTCGGCCTTCTCCGGGTCGGCCACACCGCCGGCCAGGGCAGCCGCGTTCAGCTTGCGCTCGATCGCGTCTTTCTGGGCTTTCAGTTCGACCAGTTCAGCCGCGATCTTGTCAACGGCGTCCTTGGCAACGATGTCCACCCCGCCAATCTTCTTGGCTTCGGTTTCCACGGCAGCGAGGCGCTTCTGCATTTCCTCATAGCCGCGCCCAAGGTCATCAATGACCTTGTTCAGATCTTCAGTCATTGGATCAACTCCATCTAAGGGCTAGGCGTCGCCTCTCGGCGGGCCAGTTCGTTGAGGTTTACCGAATCCCCATCCGCTCCCGAAGGCGCATCAGGTTTTCCAGCGTCCGCGCGGCTTCCCTATGCTCTGCAGCATCGCGCTGCGAGCCGAGGGACATTAGGCGCGAAATCACCGTCTTTGACTCGCGCCGCGACATGCCTGCATCACGCAGCAGCCGCTCGATATCCTGCAAATCCATTTCGGCAATCTCAGCCGCTCGCGCTTCGATGCGCGCGGCCTCGTTCGCCGGGAACGTGACCAAAGACACCTCCCAAAGGTCGATTTCGGTCAGCGTCCGAATGCCGGTTTTCTCGTCCATCTGAGACTTCTTCGTCATGAAGCCGATGGAGGCGCCAGAAATCGCGCCCATTCGCACCAGCGCGCCCACGTCGCGCGCCTGCGTGGTGTCGGCAAGCTCGCCTTCAACGGCAAGCCCGCGCTCGTCCTCGGCCATCTTGATCCACTTTCCAATCGGCCAGTCAGGGTTATGCTGCCAAAGCATGGCGGGCGACGTGCCGCGCTCGTCATGGGCCGAAAGGCTCGCCGCAAACGCCCCAGGCGCGATCGCGTCGCCGTATGCGTCCACATTGCCGAAAACCGAGCCGTAACCCTTGATCTTCCGCCCATCCTCGGTCGCCTTGACCTCAAACGGCAGGTAAATTCGCTTCATCTTCATCGCTGTCCTCGCCCCCGATAACCATGTTTGCCGGGGTCATCGGCTCATCCCCGCCCTCGATCGGCGGATAACCGTCGCGAATTCGCAGTTCATTCCGCGTTCGCAGCCCGTTTGTGACCAATTTCACGTCCGCTTCGGCCTGATCCTTCACGCTGGCCTTACGCATTTCCGACAAATCGAACATGATTTCGAGCGGCCCGGACTGGTCCAGGCAATCCCGATCAAGGCGCTCCATCCATCGGCGCGCCCACGGATAAACCGTCTGATCGACGTGCGCCTGCATCATGGCTTCAACCGACGCAAAAGCCTGTGTCTTGTCGTCAAGCCCCAAAACCGCCGGCAAAACGCCAAACGCGGCGCAAATCTCCATGATCTGGTGCCGGCGCGTCTCGATTAGTTGCTGATCGACCGAATTAAACGAAATCGGCTGGAATTTTAGCCCAGCGTCGAGCAACGGCGTCGAATACGCCTTGCCGCCCGTCGTCGCAGCCTTCCAACCTTCCACGATCCGGTCGATTTGTTCCTCTTTCAGCACGGAATCCGTCGTCAAGAGGCCCTGCGGCTTCGCGCCGTTCTTCATCGCGGAGGCTTGATTGCCCTCAAGCGCCGCCGCAAGGCCGATGGCCTCGCGCGCCGTGCGGCTCAAGTTAAGCCCGCGATACCCCGTCCAAGACAAGTTGCGCAGATGCAGCACCTTGTCGCCCGCCACAGTGGCCGTGATTTCCCCATTTGGCCCGTGGACGTCGTAAAGAATGAGCCAATCACGCTCCTGCCGGATCGAAAACT